GATATAAGCAAAATCTTTCAAAGAAAAATCTCCAGCGTGTTCGTCGGTGAATTGTTCGCCGCCAACCTCCGGCCAATTTCTATGCTGTTTCATAATCCCTAATCCTCCTCATTTATTTTCCGCACAAACCTGCGGGCTTCGGGGGCTGGTTAGAACCCCCTCGGCTCGGAGGTCTTATCCGAATGCTTCTTCTAGCATCTTAGCTTGATGCTCTCTCACTCCTTTCATGTTTCCGTGTGTAAGCATATGCAAAATCTTTCCTTCTTCTCCTCTCTCGTGCAGTCTGATGTAGCAAACCTGGGCATTACATTCCGCATTGTCGAATGTTTTTGTCTGGCCGTTGATCTCCGTTGATTTAACTTCATTCCATGCCAATTCTAGGCGTGTGCTTTGGTTTTCGCCTGGTAGCAAGTCCTTAAGGTTTGATAGTACCGCTTCTATGAATTCGGGCGTTCCGTCAATCCTTATTCCACAAGCGCCATAGCGGCTGCCGGTAGTTTTGTATCGGATCGGTTTCATTTTCTTTAAGATAGGCTGATTGGCAGGTATTCCCTGCCACACTTTTAAAGCATCTTCTTTTTTCATTGTTTATTCTCCTTCTGGCTGTCTCATCAGTACCGGCTTGCCATGTCCGGCATACCTACCCGGATGTAGGTTTCGACATTAGATAGATTGATAGTTGATAAGATTTTTCGTACTCTTGAAGAGCGCATAGCTTAATGAATAGGCAATATCACAATCACCTGAAAAACCTGTACCGCCTATCTGCAAGCCGTCGTGGTTGCGGTTGTATGTGTACCCGCACGCCTGGCATACGCTATGCGTGATTCTAAGCAATTCCTTGCGATGAATGATATATACATCGTATGTACGCATCATTCCCGATTTGCTGTAGTGGGTACATTTGACGTATATCTTTGCATTTCTTTTTAATCCATAGTCACGCTTGAGTGATAATTTTGCTTCCTCTGTCTGTTGTTTAGTCCATGCCATGATACTAATCCTCCTATTTGATAATGGTTTAATAGTTCTCGTTGACATAATCGAGCAGCTGGGCATAATCCACATTAGCCAATATCATCCCAACTAATGTTTCGTCCTCTGTTAGCAAGTCCATTTCAACTGTTGATTCGCCGGATAGTCTGAGCAATACAGTCAATACATAAAACTGTGTAGGCGTCATGCCGTTTCTGAGTTTTTTTTCCATTGTTCAATTCCTCCGCTTCGTGATTAACTTACAATATCATTATAGCCATTTTTACGCATAATACCATGTTTATTCTAAGATATGTTCGTGAATGTTTAGACACATTCTGAGGCCGTTTTTAGTCTCAAGTTAACAATTTATTAATTATTATCTTGACTTTTTATTTATTTCCTGTATGCTAAAAGAGAGAGAAGAAGAAGAGAAGAAGAAGAAGGGATTATAGGGATATTATTAATATGATGATGATGAGTGAGATTTCCCTATTCCCTATAGTAGTATTTATTATATGTACCTATAAATAATATAACGCATACGCGCAAAGGAAATCATCAAAAATGAGTTTTGTTACTGGTTCTGATGTTAAATCACGAGCAGATATTCGTAAAGAATTAAAAAATGAGCGTGGAATATGTAAAGAATCTCAGCCTTTAGATATACAAACTCAGAAGTATCTCGATGAATTAGCCGTAAAAGAGGAATTATTGAAAGGCTATTCAGCAGATGAAATTGCAAAGAATCTCAGTTTAGCTTCAGAATATGTGGAAACTATGCTCAAGAGGATATCCGAACGATGCAGACAACAGATACTAGCCGATAAAACGGATATCCGCAATGTTGAGGTTATGCGGATTGACAAGTACCTTACCCACCTATCGCCTAAGATTGAAGAGGGTAGCTGTAGTGCGGTTGGCGTTGCGTTGAAAGCTGGCGGGTACAAGAGCAAGCTGCTTGGCCTAGATGCTCCTACCGAAACAACCATACGCATTGAGCAAGTTCACGAGTTCATATCCATTACCATCAACACAGTCATTGCAGTCATTGATGAATGTGTGCATGATTCTGCGCTGGCTGATCGTATCAAACAGTCTATCTCTGACCGGCTGGCATTAGTTAGCGACGGGGAGGGGGTACACACCCAGGGCGAAGGGGGGGTCTGATTCCGAGCGGGTACCGGTTATTCCATCTGAACTTTAATACTTTTGTTAAAACGGCCAGAAACAGGGTTTATTTGAGCAGGAAAGGGCTTCCGGCATGTTTTTGGAGTACTTATACATTAATGTTGTAGAATCGAATCCTGGTGGCTTTTCACGAATGATTTTTATTTTTTAAAATATAAGTTAGAAATAACTTGATATTATTGTTATAAGAAGGTGTGTATTAATGGACAGTATGTTAGCTAAGATGCCTGGTGAGAGTAGGATAGAAAGTGTATTTGATTTGCGGTTGATGGCTGCGAAGCAGATGAAGCAGAGTGTAGCAAAGAGTCCGTTTGAATCTTCTTATGAGTTTATGATTAAGGCTGTTAGCACGTTGGATGAGGCGAAAGGAGAGATACGGCCGTTTCCTGATAAGGCGTATATCCGGTATTTGAGTGAGATTAGGCAGGGCACGCAGATATTTGCGCTGGAGAAAAGCCGGAGGATGCTGGTAACGTGGTGGATGCTGATGGAATATTTGTATGATACAATGACCGTAAAGAACCATGCTAATTTCATAGGTTCGCGTAAGTTGGAGACATCGGCGTATCTATTGGGTAATCAGAGGATACTTGGAGTTTATTCACGGATACCGGATGATATATGGCCTAATAAGCCTACTCTTACCGCGCATGGTAAGTTTGAGAATGGTTATACACGGCTTGAGTGCCAGGAGACAGGTTCCTATATTCAGGCGATTGCGTCCGGTGCAGACCAGTTGCGCCAGTATACAGCATCTAACGTATTTTGTGACGAGTTTGCATTTTGGGATAAAGCGGAATCTTCTTATGGAGCATTTAAGCCGACAATCGAGGGAGGTGGCCATATCGACCTTGTATCAACTGCTAATCTAGGTGCATATATGCACGATCTAATTTACGATTGATTTTGTTTTTTTATTTTTTGAAATACATTTTAGAAATAACTAGTTATTACAGATATAAAAAGGAGGACGGTATGGCAAGAGGAAAATGGAATTGTTTAGGATGCAGTACTGAAACCGAATCTGGTGTATCTTTGTGTGATACATGCCTTGAAAAGGCCGTTCGATTGTTAAACGAAGAGAAGATGGCGGCAGTATCAACAGAACCAGCAATTAATTCTCATGAGCCTATTTATGTTGTTTCGCATAGTATGTTGGATAAACAGTCAGAATTAGAAAGTAAGATTGATTGCCTAAACAAACGTATTGAAAACATTGAAAAGCACCGATACGAATATGTGCTAACTCAGACCTCGAACGCTCCTTTTTATGGCAAATCGCTAATAGGATTGATCGGAGAACAACTAGCCAATAACATCACATTCAAACCTGTGATCGAAGTTGCAAAAGAAAAGTCGAATTCTCTTTTCTTCGATGGATTAGACCTTCTCGGACAATCCCATCGCGGTTCAAATGGTTGCAAGACTGCGTTTGAAGAAGCAAGAGAAAAACCGAAGCCACTAGGGAAAGACCGGAACGGTACTGATGTATATGAGAAAGATGAATTGAAACTATGGGATAGCCCGATGTTTCTATCCGGTGTATCTTGGAATTGCAATGTAGATGAACTGAAAAAAGGCATATTGTGGAACCCCGGCCCGAACAATCCTAATTACAAGGGAGATAAATGATAGGTATTGAGACTCGGACATCTAAAAGCGGGATATTGGTAGTACGGTGTCATTATACGGCTGATGAGGATAAGCGGACGCCTGAATGGCTGGCAAAAGCGAAGGTCGGGTTGCCGGAACGTCAATGGAAAAGAGAATATGAAATTGACTGGACGATTGCCGAAGGTATGCCTATCTATGCTGATTTTAATCGTGATATTCACGTTGCTAAAGAACCGTTGATGATTCTTAAAGATAAGGCTATGTACCGAGGTTGGGACTTTGGCTTGCAACCTGCTTGTGTATGGTGTCAGATGGATAGTATGGGTCGCCTGAATGTTCTCAGGGAATTAGTGACATGGGACGGTAGAGGCGAACAAAAGGCACAGAGCATAGACCAGTTATTGGAGCCAGTTATTATTCTCGGCAATGAATTGGTACGGTTTGAACGGCATGACTGGTGGGATTACGCCGACCCTGCCGGTACACAAAGAGCGCAAACCGATGAACGGACGGCTTTTGAGATTATGCGATTAAAGAAGGTATTCCCGGTTGCGGGGCCTATGACATTTCAGGCTAGGCAAGCGTCAATGAACGATATTTTGACAAGGACGATTGGAGGACGTCCGAAGATATTGATTGACCCCAGTTGTACAATGATAATTGAAGGGCTTCAAGGCGCATACAAGTTCAGGCAATACGGTTCTACTACAGTGACATATACCAATAAACTTGAATGCGAGAAAAACGCATGGAGCCATATTATCAATGCGCTCGAATATGTAGTTGGCAGTCTCTACCGTCCGCAGAAAATGGATGATAGCTACGATGGCGAAGATGGTAGACGTAGGAAACGCAATAAACCAAGATCGAACCAAATTACAGGATACTAGGAGGATTAATGGTAGATAGACCTGATAAAGTACGAATCAATTCAGATGATTATTCTATTATTTACGAAGGGACAGCTTGGAAAGTATCGACGGGACTAGCCGCACAAATTGACTATGAAAACTTTGTAATTAGAGTATTTGATACTGGCCCAGGGACGGCGATTGCAGCAAGACTCATGCATGAAGTTATGCATGGGATAATTGAGTTTCAAGGCAATTCCGATAAAATGGACATGGTTTCATTGGAAGATTGTTGTAATATGTCAAGTCATGGGATGATTGATTTTTTTAGAAGCAACCCTGAAGTGCTGAAGTGGTGGATTGAACAAATTGCAGGATACTAGGAGGATGAATTGGAAAATAGACCAGATAAAGTTCGCATAGGTGCTTTTGATTATAAAGTTATATGGGAAGGTTTGGAATTTAATCGTTCTGCAAATGCAGTGGCACAAATTGATTTCAGCCTTTTCATAATAAGAATTTACAAAGATGCTCCACCTTGTGCAATTGCATGCAGATTTCTACATGAAGTAATTCATGGCATAATATGGTTCCAAGAGCAATCATGTGATGGCAAAATAAATGAAGAAGATTGTTGCAATATCGGAAGTTATGGGATAGTTGATTTTTGGAGAAGTAATCCAGAAGTCTTTAAATGGTGGAATGAACTTATTACTACAGGATACTAATACATGCCAAAAGGATACTTTAAGAGGATAATATCAACTGATGCAGATAGAGAGAGGGAGGAACAGGAACGGCAGGAGTTTATTCGCAATAGACCGAATTTTGATATTTCTCATGTAAAGAAAATGTTGGTACGAATGTTTTACGTTGAATTGCTTGAGATAGCTAAGATAAAATCAATGAGTGAGAGGAATAGACAGGCTAATATGTGGTTTGACTATGCAATCTCTGAAATGCTAGATATTGGTGATTTTTATCCAGAGCAATATCAACGGCATTTAATGAGCGAAGCCGTTCTATGTCCTGCAACGATTCTGAAAGAGGTTAGGTTAGGAAGAGATACGAGAACATATAATGTAATTACGAGGTAAATACTCATGCGTAAACGTAAAAATACTCAAAAGGCTTATTGCGATATTTGCGGACAAACATTTAGTAAAGATGATTTGACACTTATTAATGGATTATGGACTTGCTCAAAAGATATTGATGCTGTTACAGATAGTTATTTGCACACGCCGGACATGGGCAATGTTGTTGTTGCCGACCCGGTTGTTGTAGCACAAACTTCGCTTACTGTGAAAAGGCATGGATATAATTCATGGGACGATAACGGAATACAAACGGCAGCCGATATTGAACTTATTTCAAGGAGAACATTCTTCAATGTCTCCGAACGAAGGAAGAAGGATGTGCTAACAAGATTAGTTGCATCAGATATTAAAGCGTATAATCCTAATATTAAATTGTACCGTCATTTCATGCTTTTTGGTAAGGATTGGGATACAGACGGCGATACTGCACTTTGCGCTCAGAATCCTATTACACATGCTGATTTAACTTCCAATGATTGGTATCTCAAGGTCTCCGGCGATATTGTAACTGAAGATGCTAATACAAACTGGTGTACTGTAACAGAAGCCTATGCCAATGCGTTTCTAGCGGCTGCTTTATCAAGAATGACAGGTGAAGGTTGGGACGGTGTATGTCTTGATTATCTGATACCAGAAGGTATGAAATATGCTTATACTCCGGCATATATTCCTGATGGGTTTGCTTCTGCGGATGCTTTCTATACAGCATGGCAAACAGCGATTGCAATTGTTGTAAATGGTTTAAAAGCTGAAGGATATGAAGTATTTGGCAACTGTGGCGGAGAGTTGCATCACACAACCTTGTTGTCAACACATACAGAATACACACCTTACGCTTATATGAGAACTCTGTTTGATGGAACATGCTATGAACAGGGTTTCATGGGTGGCTGGACGGGTACAGATTGCGATTATCAAACTTCCTGGCTATACAGGACTCGGCTTACATCTTTAAGAGACGATCCCCTGAATGTTTGGCTGTCTCAGAATGGATTAAAATCAACGGCAACAAACTTCGCTTCTAAGAAAAGGCTTTGCCTTGCTTCGTATATGCTCGTTGTTCCAGCCGATCAATCAAATCGGGCGTTTAATGTCGCAGGTGATTGGTCTGTTGATTGGGACGCTGAATATGACTTCGATATTGGTGAACCAAGCGCGGCATTTGTTCAACCTGATGTAAATATTAGGCGATACTCAAGAGTATTTACTCAAGGGATGGTTTATATGAATTATGAGGCTACCCCGTATATTGTATCTCTCGCAAAACAATTCGTAGATTATGATGGAACCAATTATGCCGCAGGATTATATGAAATACCGGCTTACACAGCATTAATCTTAAAGGAAGTCTAATAGGAGGGCGTAAAGTGGCAAAAGTCTGCATAGTAGGTGGCGCAGGGTTTATAGGCAGTCATTTAGCAAAAAGGTTTGTGAAAGAAGGTTGGGAGGTTTATATATCAGATAATCTGTCAACAGGGTCACTTCACAATTTAAAACCTCATCTTGTAAATGGTACAATGGTTTTTAATTCAGAAATAAGATATGAAGTTGATTTAATATATAATCTTGCAGCATTGCCTTCACCAAAAGACTACTTGAAGAATCCAATTGAATCATTGCGTACATGTTCTGAAGTAACATATGAGATTTTAAGCAATAATCCACGGAGATTTGTACTTGCAAGTACCTCTGAAGTGTATGGTAACCCTGAAAGACATCCACAATGCGAAGATTATACCGGAAATGTCGATTGTATAGGGCTTAGAAGTTGTTATGATGAGGGAAAACGCTATGCCGAAGCGTTGACAATGGCATTTTATCGAACCTTGGGCATTGATACACGAATTGCGAGGATATTTAACACTTACGGGCCGAATATGCGTCAAAATGACGGACGATTAATACCGGAAACCATAAATTCGCTGTTTGAAAATAAACCAATCATAATTCATGGTGACGGCGAACAAACACGGTCATTCTGTTATGTCGATGATACAGTAGAAGCACTATATTTGATGGGAACGAAAGAAGACTTAGTGCATACACCTATAAATATAGGAAATCCACATACAGAATTAAGCGTAAATGTAGTAATTGACGAGATTATCGAGCAGATGAATATAACAGACCACGAAATTGAGTTAAAAAACATAGCCAAAATAACACCAGACGACCCTGTTGTGCGCAGACCTGATATTTCATTGGCAAAACAGCAGTTAGAATGGGATCCAAAGATCGGATTTAGAGAAGGAATACGTAAAACTATCGAATGGTGGAGGAAAATACATTGAATGTAGGAATTATCGGATTAGGAGTAGTCGGACAAGCACTTGAAAAGTACAATAAAGGCCTTGGACATACTGTTTTTGGCTATGATATTAAGTCTGATACCTCCGAAGATGATTTAAAGCGGTTAAATGAGAATACGGAACTTGTATTTATATGCACATCAACGCATTCGGATGGCAAAAAGTTAGATACATCGTCATTATTCAATGCAATAGGCAGGCTTGAAGGCAAGAAAAGTGTAATTATCAAGTCAACTATGAATCCCGGAACAACTGATGAACTGCAAAAGATGTTCCCACAGCATGATATTGGTTATTCCCCTGAGTTTTTGAGCGAATTATCGGCATATGAAGATGTAAAAAATCCACCTCGGCCTGAAATATTCGGATGGCCAGAGGGTAAATTACCAGTAGACGCTGAAAAGACTAATGGTATGCAAGATTTTTACAATCTTCCGGCAAAACAAGCTGAACTTGTTAAGTTGGCGACAAATACATTCTATTCCATGAAGGTAATATTCGCTAATATTCTCTATGATTGCGGAATGTCGCAAGAAGCGTTACGAGTCCTTGCTACAGACCCTAGAATTGGCAGTAATGGGATTACTCACTTCGAGGTACTGCACAAGGGCTATAGGGGCTATGGAGGGGCTTGTTTGCCAAAGGATACAAAGGCGTTGCAAGCCTATATCAAAGAACAATGTGGCAATAGTAAGTTGATAGACAGTATAATAGAATACAACGAAGTTTTAAGGGGCATGAATAATGATTAATGAAGATGAAATCAGACGCGAACCCGAAATATCTGATGGGAAGTTAAAATTATCAGCCGATGAAAGACAGGAACTTGGTAGTTTAATTAAGACCAGGATTGATACTGCGCGTAATGCAATGAGTACAATGCTTGTCAACGTCGATAAATGGCAGGATATGTATGAGTCTAAGATGGATGGCAAATCGTTCCCCTGGGCAGATTGTTCCAACGTTAATGTACCCTTGATACAAAGCCATGTTGATACATGGCATTCCTCGATTAACGATACCATATTTAGTGCTAATCCTTATGTTCTTGTTCGGCCTTTATCAGTATTTGGCGATATTAAATCTAAAGACGCTGCGCAACGAGTAGAGGATTTATTACAGGATATTCTTGCAAATGCAATGGATATTCAGAATGAATGCGATAAAATCCATTTAAATGCACTTATGCAACCAATTGGCATAGCAAAAGTTACATGGCGTGATGATAAGCGTATAACGAAGGAAATTGATACTGAATATGGATATGGACAGGAAGTTGAAAAAGAAACAATTGCATATAGAGGCCCAAAAATTGAAACTGTCGATATACGCAATTATGTTATATATCCTCTTACTGCAAAGGATCCTGGAGAGGCTATTCTGGTTGGTGATAGAGTACGCCTTACAAAAAGCGATATGCAAGACAGAGTACTTAAAGGCAAGTATGATTCTGAGGCAGTAAAATCAATACTCGAAAAGACGGATAGTGAACAACAGTCTCCTTCGGATTATGATGCTGGAGCAGCGAATGAACGTGAAGATATTGATACCGTACCAACAGAGGAATTCTGGGTATGGGAAGTCATTATGAAACACGAAGTCGAAAAGGGTAAGCCGACAAAAGATTGTATATTTGCTATTGAATCGTACACTGGAACGCTTTTATCAGCAATGGAGTATCCATATTGGCATGGTAAGCGATTTTATATTCCATTCAGACCGTTTATAAGACCTTCACAGCGGCATTTTGGTAGAACACTCCCCCAAATCCTAGAGCATTGTCAATCGGAAATCAATGCAATCCACAACCAGCGAGTCGATGCTACTAGTCTAGCAATATCAAAAGTATTCAAACGAATTAATGGTTCACAAACAGAAACAGACGCAATCAAGGTATTCCCTGGTAATGTAATTGACGTAGGTTCTGCTGATGAATTAACAGAGTTTATAATCAATCCACAGATACCAGGTGTTGATATTGAAATGCAGGCAAAGGAATGGAGTGAACGTGCTTCTCCAATCAACGATATTGCGGCAGGGAAATCAATGGATGGCAGTAACCACACAGCACGCGAAGTATCAATTGTGGCAGCTAAAGGCAATCTTAGAATCAATGACGTAATAACTAGGCTTCAGAGGTCATATATTGAGCTTGCTGAACAGGTATTAGGTTTGCTTTATCAATTCTCAACAGAAGAAGAGTTAAAGGCAATGCAAGTTACTGCTGATGAATTAAAAATGCCGTGGCGTATTATACCGCAGGGTTCACTGGCGAATTCCGACAAGCAGTCGAAACGGCAGGATGCAATGTTCAAGTATCAGACATTGATGCAGAATCCGCTAGTGGCAACCGATATGTTGAAGGTATATCGTGTAACAGCGGATTTGTTATCGGCGTTTGATGTAGAAGATATTGAAAGCTATATCGGAACCGAGGAAGAATTGAAACAAAAACTTGCAATGATAGCTCAACAACAAGCAGCACAAGCGCAAATACAAGGAGGAGGACAACCAAATGCGCAGGGACAACCGCCAGGAGCAATGGGAGGCACTAGCAACCCTGTGGGAGCAGTTAGTAATACCGGAGTTGGAGGCTAAGAAGAAGGTATGCCTGAATAGATTACGGGATGTAGGAGTTACGAAAGATATTTCTGATGTACGATTGATTCAAGGTGAAATCATGTCGTACAACAAAATCCAGAAGTTGCCGGATGAGAAGTTAGAAGCAATCAAAAAAATGGAGGACAAGATAAATGGACAAAGAGTTTGAAGATAAAATGTTAAATGATGAAGAAGAAGAACTCGAAGAAAAAGACGAAGAACAAGCTGATGAACCAAAGTTGTACGCAGGAAAGTATAAGACTACGGAAGATTTAGAAAAAGCGTATATTGAAGCACAGCAACTAATAACCGAAAAGGCTTCAAGAGCGGCAGAGCTTGAGAGACAGAATCAAGCGTTATCGCAACAACCGGCACCGGAAAAAGCGGAAGAAGAACCGGAATTCGAGAGCGCAATGGAGAAGCGACTGTATTACGAGAATAAGGATTTAGTTGCTCGTATGAATGTAATTCAGTTTGAGCAGACTGTTAATGCGGTTGATAATGCGTTTGAAGGTATCGAATTAAAGTATAAGGAAGAACTGGACGATGCGCAAAAGCAGGCGATATTTGCAGAGGCACAACATCAGACAGGAACAACCAAACAGCGAATTGAAAAGGCGTATAAGGTATTAACATTCGATTCCAGACCTTCAAGGCAACCTCAGGCACCGCAGAGAAGAAGTGCGCCTGATATTGAATCGCCTGGAGCCGCCGCACCTGTTGATTCTATTGATATTATAGACCGTAGAGGTCAAGCCATGTTATCTGCATTGGGCATTGACTCGAAAGATAAAGACTTCCGCAACAGTTTTAAGAAAGCGTTAAGTGGTGAATAATGCGAAAATCTTCAAATAAAAAGAAAATATTAACAGTGGAGGATAAGCCTGTGGAAAGTTTGACGTTGACTACGGCAATAAGTAGTGATAATATCGAAATTAAGGAACCGGTTGAGAGATTGGTTCCATGTGCTGAAGAAGCAGAACCGATTAGTGCGGATAAGCATACCAGATGGGTAAGGGATTCACAGAAGCGAATCTCGCAAATGAAACATCAGGGATATGTAATGGCGAAGGAATCTGAAATTAATCTTCGTCGTGGATGGGTTGATAAGGTAAATGGCAATATCATACGAAACGATGACTTAGTTCTGATGATATGTAATCGTGCCGATGTCGATCAAAGAGCAAACTCGAAACTAGAACTGGATAGACGGAAAGACTCGAAGATGCGTGAAACTCTTGATAATGATATTGGCGAACATTCGACAAGCGGCGATTACGAAAGATAAAGAGTTTGTTGTCTGCCTGTATTGCACTTAATGGGTATGGGCAGACTTAAAATAAACCACCCGATGCCTTATCGGATACTGGTTATAAACAAACATAGTAATACCCGGCCCTCAAAAGGATACCCGGCTTTGTAAGTTAAAGTCTGGGCCTGCTAATGCAGATACCCCAAATGTAAAACAATCAGTAAAATGTTTGAAAAAATCTAAAATGGAGGCCGGAAATGGCTAGAACAAAATTAGGCTTTTTGCCTATTTACACCGAAGACGGCACGCCTCCTGTGACCAAATGGTATCCATTGGTTAGCGGAACCTATTATGAAGGTTCCCCTGTAAGAGTCTCTGCATCGACTGGATCGGCTGCGCTTATGGCGGCTGGCGGGACAACTATACTTGGTGTAAGTGGTAGTAATGTTACTACTGCATCGAGTACATCTGGAAAGTATCCGATTACACTTGCTACTCCGGTACAGGTGTTTTCTGCTGTTCAGATTACGGCGGTTGCTCCCCAGACTCGCAATACGGATGTAGCAGATTTAGCTTTGTCTTCAGGTGATTACAGAATCTCTGGTACTGCTGTTGGCGCAACAGGCGTCGCTACCGCACCGTGGCAGATTGTGGGTTATGACTTAGATGAATCCGCATCATCTCATGGAACAGTTACCTTCTATTGCAAGGGAAACAACACATACTTTGGCTTAAGCAGGAGGACTACATAAATGGCTATGACAACCTCGCAGTTTAATTCCCTCCTGTATACTGGTTTAAGGAAAGTGTTCTTCGATCAGTATAAGGAACAGGAGCAGATGCACCGGGAAATATTCGATGTCCAGAAATCGTCTAAGAAACGTGAGGATTTTCAGGATATTACCGGTATAGGCATGTTTGATGAAAAAGAAGAGCGTGGCTTGATTAATTACGAAGACATGGTTGAAGGTTATTCCAAGCAATTCACGCATACTGCGTTTGCTAAAGGCATGCGCATATCCCGTGAATTGAAGGACGATGACCAGTACGGCGTTATGGCACGAAGAACTAGGGCTTTGGCTCGTGCCGGAACATATCGTATTGAATACAATCATGCTAGGCTATTCAACAATGCAACATCGACAACCTACCATACAGGCGGGGATGGGAAAGCGTTGCTATCAGCTTCTCATACATTAGCGGCCTCACCTGGTACTACATGGAGTAACTATTCTGCATCAACAGACTTATCGCAGTCAGCACTTGAGACAGCGTTTAATGCGTTTAGGCGATATACTGATGATACAAATATGCTTATCTCCGTAGAGCCGAAGATTCTATTGATTCCGCCTGAATTAGAGTGGGATGCAATGGAGATTATGAACAGTACGCTAAAAGTAGGTACTGCAAATAACGACATTAACACAATGAAGGGCAGATTGCAGATTAAAGTCTGGCCGTTTATTACAGATACAAACGCATGGTTTGTATTAGCTGGTAAGGGTGAAGATTTAGGCCCTTATAGCTTTGAGCGTATTCCTATGGAGTATGAAAATGATGGAGACTTTGATACGAAAGACTTGAAAGTCTCCGGTTATTGTCGATTCTCCCTGGGATTTGTTAATCCTCGGTTCTGCTACGGTAGTTTGGGGTCAACTTAAAAAAAGGAGGCTACCAAATGGGCGTAACGAATCTGGATTCTTTGGAATTGGCGAATACACTGACTGTTACTGGTACTACAACTCTTAGCGGAGTTGTATCTACCAATGCACCGAATACGGTAACAGTAGCCGGTACTACAATCGTAGGTGGAATATTCACTGCATCAGCATCCGGCAAGCAGTCAACTATGACTAAGTTGAATGTAACAGGAACTGCACGGGTATCTGGAATATTCTCTGCCTCTGCATCTGGTAAGCAATCGACAATGACAAAACTGGATGTTACAGGTACTACGCGGGTGAGTGGACTTTTCAGTGCGACGGCATCGGGAAAATCAACCTATTTAGGGTTGATTGTTGTACCATCTGCCGCTAATGCAATGTGCGGAAGGCGTAGTATAACAACTGCGGCTACAACCGCATATTCAATAGCGACAACACGCGCATTGACTAGTTCACGTATATTCGTGACTCCGAGGGTATCGGCAACGGCAGCTCCAGCAAAGGTAAATTGCTTTATATCGAGCGTAAACAGTGGAACTTCGTTTAGTGTTAAGCTGAATTATGGCTCCACACCTACAGGAGTAACAGGCGTTGTAAACTGGATGATTATTAACAAGTAGTAAGTATGGGGAGAGCGTGAAAAACTCTCCCCTTTTTTTAAAAATGGAGGACATCAAAAGTGACAAAGATTGGTGTGTTTTGTATTGCTCGTGATGAGCAGGATTCACTTCCCGTAATGTGGGAATCATGCAAACCTATTGCAGACGAACTTATAATTTGTGATACAGGAAGTATAGACGGAACAGTAGCATATGCAAACACTCAGACCGAGCATGTATTGATACATCCGAGGTCTGAAGAATGGAAATCGAATCAAAGTTTATTCAACTTTGCGGAAGCAAGAAATTATGCTTTGCAGTATATAGAAGAAAAGACAGACATTGATTGGATTTTGATTCTTGACTGTGATGAGACTCTTGATATAGAAAGCGCAAAGACGCTGAGAGCAAACCTTGAAAAAATACCTGACGAAGTAGAATTAGCGTTGCTTACAATGATAATGGAGCATGACGATGGTGTGCCTTATCAAGTATTCCTTGCTGAACGGTTGATAAGAAATAAACGTAATGTGCGTTTCGATGGAGCAATGCACAACACCGTAAATGTTCCGGTAGCCGAAGATAATGGCGAACCTTCCAAAAAGCGATTGCCGAATATAGACATAAAATTGCATCATAACCGCAATGTAATGAACGAAAATACACGGCAAAGACGTGCAAATCAACGATTGGAAATGGCTGAAGAAGTGTTTCTCAAGCGGATAGAAGCAGACCCAAAAGACCGAAGGGCAATGTTCTACCTTGCCGGTACTTATTATGATTGCAAGGAACACGATAAGGCATTGCATTGGTTTGAAAGATACCTTGAAATTAGCGATTGGGCAGAGGAACGGTATCAAGCATCTATCCTCATGGCGAATATTCTGATTGGCAAGAAAAGATTAGCCGAAGCGAGAACTATACTTGGCAGATATGCTTTGATCGACAATTACAGACGTGCGGAAGCGTATCTTCTTCTAGGGCAGATTGCAATGATTGAGAAGAATACAGGCGAGGCCGAATGGTGGTTTAAGATAGCGTCTCTCAAAGAAATGCCGATTGATCCACTATTTGTAGAAGTATCTGCTCATACATGGGAACCTCATTTCCAATTGTATCAGTTATATCGGAGTGCTGGAAATATCGAACAAGGCATGAAACATGCTACTGAGGCATTTGCGCAGGGTGCGCCTATTCAATCAGACATGGCGAAATGGGTTAAGAACCATATGGAACAAAAGGAAATCAAACGGATATTATGCCTTGTAGACCGCGGACAAATGAGTTTTCTGCAACCAATAGTTGATAAATGGGAATCCGAAGGAAAGACGGTATTAATATCATCGTCAATCGAAGAAGCGCAGGGAATGTTAGATGAAACCATTGACCTTGTATGGTGCGAATGGGCGGGAGAATTATCCGAATGGGTTTCGAGTATCAACCCAAAGACATGTAAGATTGTAATTCGTGTACATGGCTACGAAACGCATACCGGAATATTGAATAGAATTAATTGGGTTAATATAGACGATGTGATATTTGTAGCAGAGTATTTGAAGGAACTTGCTATAGAACAGGTTCCTTCGCTTGAACAGATGTGCAACGCCTATGTTGTGCATGGTGGGGTAGATGTCTCAAAGTATTCCATAGGAAAGAACAAGCAAGGCAATAAAATCGCAATGGCGGCATTTGGGAATTACAAGAAGAACTTTCCGATGGCTATTCAGATACTTGCCGAATTACCGGACGACTACGAACTGCACATAGCAACTGAATGGCAAGACCATAGATATGAAATGTATTGTAAGCACATTGTATCTGAACTGAATCTTGGTAAGAGAGTATTCTGGTATCCATGGCAGACCGACTTAAACAAGTTTTACGAGGACAAAGACTTCTATCTATCGTCCTCTATGGAAGAATCGTTCCATTATTCGCTTGTTGAAGCAATGGCCTGTGGATTACAACCTATAATCCATTGCTGGAAGTCAAGCGAAGAACTGTTCAAACATGATTGGATATTCACTCGGTTATCAGAAGCGGTATGTTCAATCGGAATGGAAAAGCGGATTGAATCGACTAAAATACGTAAGTTTATTGAAAAGAATCTTTCGTTCGATTCGCAGATGGAGCGCATACGGAGAATAATTGAACGGCCTTCGATTGCTGTATCGGATAGTGGTGGGCAACATCAGTATTCATGGGCAACCAAACTCACGCAAGCGGCGGTCAATATAGGCTGTAGAATAGACGATAAGCATCCCGACTTGGTTATTATACTTGGGATTGAACCTAAGATTGAGCCTTGGATGGGTGGAGCCACAAAGGTATTCTGGTGTTGCGAACAGATAGCTGGAAACGATGAACATGCTAAAACTCGCAGGAGACAGATTAAGGAGATTGTTCCGAAGGTTAATATTGTTTTTACGCACATTGCTACGAGCGTACCGATATTGGCTGGAATGGGCGCAAAAAGAATTGAAGTTGTATCGTGTGTTGCTGATGCACCGCCATTCAGGAAATTACCGAATGTAGAGAAGAAATTCGATGTAGGATTTTCTGGATTTGTGAATGAGCGCAGGGCAAGAATACTTGAAGAATTAGGAAAAGAGTTTGAGATAACGATATTCAATAGCCCTGACCATGAAGAAGTGAACAAGTTTTATAACCTGTGCAGATGTGTTCTTAATATCCATTGCACAGATGAACCGAACCTTGAAACTCGAATAGGCGAAGTAGTATCGTCTGGAACGTCGTTAATTCCAGAGGATGATATAGGTGTGATGGCACATAATATCCGAGACTGTCTTGATGGTATGTGGGAATATCAGAACGAAATTGACCGGCTTGAACACAAAAGAGAGAACAAACTTGAATACCGGCTTGAACATATTCTCAGAACGGCAGGCATGTAATGGGAATACAAATAGATTGCGAGGTCGTTCAAGTTACACATAGGGATATGCAGTTTTCGTTCGCGGGATATACAAAAGACCATATAACTGAAATGATGAAACCAGGAAGGTTTTATGAAGCAGATTTACTTGATGCGATTTACCAACGATACGGAACTGGCGGGGTTTATTATGACTTTGGCGCGTTCATAGGAACGCATTCTGTATTCTTTGAAAAGGTATGTAAAGCTGATTTAGTTTGCGCTGTTGAAGGATACGCACAGACCGCATTCGTATGCAAACATAATCTTGATTTGAATGGATGCACAAAAACCGAACTGATGCAGGTATTAGTTGGTGATATTCAGACAAGGGCGACGTGGTGCGAACCGGCAGGGAATTATGGAAGCATGACGGTAATCCCTTCCGAAAAGATAGAAGGAAGTTGCCCTGTACTTAGGTCTGGTTCGCTGATAACGGCACCGCCTAAATTGATAAAGATAGATGTGGAAGGTGCTACTCTTGCGGCTTTGATAGGATGCGTTGATGAAATTAAGGAATACAAGCCGATAGTTGTAATTGAGGCGAGGTTTGGGGAGGAATATGATGAAATATCCGGCATTTTGTTTCAAGCAGGATACAAACTATTCAACACATACGCAGCCACGCCTACACATATATTTGAACCTGATTCGTAAGGAGTTGGTATAAATGACAAACGTTGCGACTGGAATGAATAGGCTTACAATGGTAACAGCCGTCCGGCAACTTCTGAATGAGGTTGGCGGTTCTTATGTAACTGGAACAATAATTATAGATTCTCTGAACCGTTCGCAAAGACGGTTGAACAGCGATACCCAATACTACAGAGTGGATTCTACTCTTACATCTACAACAACGTCTCGAACAATATCCCTTCCGATGTATGTCGAAAATATCCTTCGTGTAAGATGGGGTTCTGAAAAAACACGCCTTGAGCCGACAAGCCTTGAGGCATTAGATAGGGAAAGTACGGGGTGGGAGAACGCTACCGCTGGGGTTCCTCTAAATTATTATCTTGATGGTGGAGTTATTGGATTTGACCCTAAACCATCAACAGCAACATCGGTTTATATGTATCACGTAAAAACACCTTCCGAACTGGCGAATGGCACTTCAGTACCATCATGGATTCCTACAAGGTTCCACGATACCATAGTCATACGTGCGGCTATAGATATAGCAAGCGGATTCGACGCATCGAATGTAACTAATAACACAAGGTTGCAACAGTGGTATGCGAGTTATCAAGAGGATGTAAAGGATATAAAAACCATAGCAAACAGTAGGTCGAAAGAATACTCGTCAAGAATAACCGTAACTGGATACGGTCAATTCAGACGATAAAAACAGCCTTTTGCAATGCAGAGGGAAAGGATGGAACACAAATGTTAAGGTATATTGGAAAGGTAAACGGCTCATTTACAGCAACATCCGGGACAATTGCGTGTGGCAACGCATTAAAAGCTTATATGCAACCTGTCTTGGATGGCAACAGTACATATACAATCGCTGTTAAAGCCACTCAGAGCGCATCAGGAACCGCTAGTAAGGCTAATTGCGGGGCAGTAGTGGCAAACCGTGATACATACGAAGCTATACGTCCGGCAGGCGCACCTGGTAATTGGTATATTGCATATCAAGTGTACAATGGCACAACGGCGACCGCAGGATCTTCAACTGATATATACGCAGTTGAAAAGATGGGTTAAATTATGGCAGACGATAAAACCAAATTAACAATCAAAGATTTTTCCGGTGGGTTGAATAGTATAGAACCGGATAGAATCGCTGAGAATGAATCAAGCGATATACAGAACTTTGTGCATATCGAAGGTGCTTTATCGTCTTTCCCTGGCAGGGTAATTTATAACGGCGATCCAGCATTAGATACAACGTGGAACACAAGTGGAATTAAATCATTCGATATATGGCAGAAGACTTCGCAGCCCGTCAACAATACGAATACTACAACTCAGACGCAATGGCCGGTAGTAAAATTAGGTGGTGCGTTGTGGGCGCATTTTGAGGTTGATGCAAACGGAGCGGCATATAATAGCGGAACACCGATATTTAAGCCAATTGCTGTGAGAACAACAGGGCTTGAAGAATCAATGTCGAGTT